AGCTGACCTTTTTGCAAGTTAATCTGTGCTAGTTGGTCACGAAGTTGTCTTCTTGTATCGTTAATAGCTGCATTGGTTTGTGTTTCTATTTGAAAGATTTGATTATCTGCTTCTCTTATTAAACTTGTTTCAGCAAGATTTAATTGATCCATTGTTTGTGCTAGAGCTGTTCTAGTACCTGCAATGTTTCTGGCAGTTTCTCTACCCATAATCTCACCTGTAAATCCACCTGTACCTGTTGCACTACCAAACTGTGCTTGTAGTCCTTTCATTTGTTCAGATGCTATTCTTCTTGCTTCTGCTATTGCTGATTCACTAGATGCTTGTGCCTGTGTTCTTTGAGTACCAATAGTTCCAAGACCTTCTTGTCTTTGTGCTTCTATTGTTCTTTTTTGAGCCTCGCCTTGTGCTGATATATCAGACTCTAATGTTGGTTGGTCTGCTTGTAAACTTGTTGCGTAATCTGTTAAAGCTTTATTTGCTTCATCATATATTCCTTCATAAGGATTTCTTGCTCTTAGCTTTCCACCCCTTAAATCGGCATTTACGCCTTCTACTAATTTTTCCCCTGTGTAGGGACTTCTTTCTGCCATATTAAATCACCTCCGATTTATTTAATTTTACTACATTTATTTTTATCATATTAAGTTTAAAAGAATTGATGCTCCTTTTTCTCCCTTGTATTTTATAAAAGCTACTGTTCTATACTCAGGTTCATTTGAACTACTTTCTGCTGTAGTCGTTGCTGTGTTATATACAGATGTTTCATTTGTAACTGTTGGCTGAGTGTGTACTTGAGAATCTCTTGTAGCACTATTATCACTACCAGATACTGATGTTCCTGAAACGTGTTCTAAACCATTTGCTGTATGAGTGTGTGTTCCTGCTGCTGTGTGTGTGTGGTCTTGTGCAGAGTGAGTGTGCGTATTGCTACCACCTGTGTTACTTATTTCTCCTGTATTACTTGCAATTTTCAAATGCTTATCATTTAATGTTGAAATGATTTCGAAGTTTGTTGGTATGTCTGCTATTGTTCCTAACCATAATCCAATAATATCTGTTGGTGTATAAACTGTTCCACTTCTATTTTGTATTGCTAATAGTTTTTTATATGCAGGTTCTACTGTTTCTGTTGTTGTTAAAACAATATCTGCTGCTGATATAGGATCAGATGCTGGTGCTAATAAAGCTACTTGGTGAGTGTGATCGTGCCTTACAAAACCAGAACCAGGTTCATCCCTTTGTGAAAATCCATTTGCTGCTCCAGATGTTGCTGCAACGTGAGTATGCAAACTTACAGAGTGAGTATGGGTTAATGTATGTACATTTGTAGTACTTCCCCCTGTACCCCCTGCATCTGCACCTGTTCCTGCACCTTTTAGGTATTTGTTTGCTAGGGTTGGTGTTGAGTTTGTTCCGTCACATAAATAATATCCATTGTATTTTCCTGTGTTGTTTGTGAAACCTGTATCTTCACTTAATGCTAATGCAAGATTTGGTAATCCTCCTACTGCTGTTGTTGGTGTTATATAGATAACTTCATAATATGGTGGGTCATTTGATACACTCGCATAGGTTGATGTAACACTTGATAATCCACCACCACTTACTGCCCCAGAAGTAAAAGGTGCGTGACCTGTATGGTCAGTTGCATTTTCTCTTGAATCTCCTGCATTTCCTGCACCACTTGATATTCCACTAATTGTTATTGTGTGAGTATGGTTTTGTAATGTGTGGCTGTGTGCTGGACTTGTATGAGTGTGAGTAGCACTACCACCTGTTGTATTAGGTTCTGTACTCGTATTAGCAACTGCTTTTGGATATTTACTATCAAGTGCAGTAACTCTTTCCCAACCTGCTGGTATATTAGCATTTGTTCCTGTCCAGATAAAAATTACACCATTACTTATTGCCATCTTGTTTATCCTTGTACTCTATAACTTCACCTAATAACCAAAAAGGTTTCTCTATTATTTGTCTTGCTCTATTAAGTGCATTTTCATAAGTAGTATCAATAAGTCTAATAACTACTTTATCTTCTAGGTTTCCTAGTTGGTCTTTTTTATCGTAACCTACTAAATGAAATACTAGATATGTCATAAGCCTTGCCCTACTATGTAACCATCATAATTTCCTGCTGATGTGCATATAAAACCAAATGTGTCAGTTTTATCACCTGTTGTTGTAAGTGTTGGCTCTACACCACCAGCCCATTTGATTGTTGAAAACCAAGTTACTGTTCTACTTCCTGGTCCATCTTGTGTAAGTCTTATAATAAATGTTTGTCCTACATCTGCATTACTTAGTGCTAGTGTTCTATTACCACCCAAAGTAACTGTGAATACATTACTTGTATCCAAATCAAAAGTTATTGTTGCACCATCACTTGATGTAACTAGGTTTTGTTTTGTTACTTTAGGATCTAAAACCTCAGCTGTAACATTGCCTGTTGTACTAATAACATTGCTTACTGATGTAATTAGGTCGTTATACATACCAACAGTAAGTACAGTATCTACTCTTGCTTGGTCTGAGTGTGATTGTGCTATTGTGCCATCAACACCTCTAGTACAACCTGTTAGCTGATTACCTGTTATTCCTGTATAAGTTATTACTTCTCTACTTGCTGGTGTAGAGGTACCATTTGCATCAAGTCTATCTACTACTATTGCACCAGGGAAGTTTAAGTCACTAGCGTCATTTAGGTTAATAGTATCTTGACTTGAGTTTATTGACCCATCTAAGTTCAACTGAACAAAGTTTTTGCTGGGTGCTTTATAAAATGTTGTCACGAAGTTACCCTCCATCCTTTGCCTTTAAGTCCTCTACCTATTGGTCTGACTTGTAGTTGAATACCTAAAAGCTCAAAATTACTACCTTTTTTATTTGTCTTAACTATAATCTGTACTCTTCTTGCTATCTTATTTACAGATAACCATTTAACAAGTTCATCAAATCCCGTAACTGTTGTGGTACCTGAGCTATCACCCCATAGAGTAGTACCAAAGGTATCCCAACCCCAACCTGATGATCCTTGTGTTTGTGCTGAGTTGATTGTAAAACTTCTAATTGTTTGAGTTTGCCCTTCTCTGTTCTCAACTCTAAGTTCTACCGTTACCTCACCCTCAACATTTGTCCAAACAGAGTACACGTCTTTTAATGTTTTATAAACTGACCAATCTCCAAAATCTTCTTTTTTAGTTCTTAGTGTCATATTGATTGCAGAACCATTGTCTGAATCATACTCATTAGATAACTCATAAACATATGGGCTATCATCAGAACCTAATAAATATCTCTCTCTACCACTATCATCAAAATATACAAGTGCTGTGTTTGCATCAAAAGTCCAAGGGCCAAGCCAAGCAAATCTTTCTCTGTCATAAACTACTGCTTGATTTAGTCCTGGTATTATCACTATGTATTTAAAACCAGCATATACTGCTATTGCATCTCTTAGTTGCTCTGCTGTTAGATTTTCAAAGTACGGGCGTATTACTGCACTTATTTCGTTTGTTCTAAGAACGTCAGCTAAAATGTTAGGTTCATATCCTATTGCATAGACGCCTTTTCTTGTTAAATAAAATATATCTTTCTCAACTGCTTGTATTGTCTTTGGTGCAATACATCCAAGTGCTGCTGTAATTATTGTTGCAGAAGGTTGTGTTACTACAAAGTTGCCAACAGTTAGTTGTGATAGTGCCACATCCCAAATACTCTTTTCTTTAAATGCAATTATTCTACTACCAAAACCTTTTACTGCTTTTATAGGGTCACCTGCATCTGGTTCTATTCGTAGATAATTACCACCACTAGCAACATCTGTTTTCTCGTGGTTAGGTACTCTACCTGTTATTACCATCTTTGACTCATCTCCTGGTATATCTGAGTAGATTAGCCTATCATCATACCTTTCAATGTTACCTGCTACTATTCCACCTGTTGAATCTGCAAGTGGTGGGAATGTAAACTCAGCAGGTATTAGCGACCCGTCATCTACAAATGAGGTTTCTGGTGCATATACTTTTGAAATAAATCTCTCATCACCTAGGTTTCTTCCAAAGATTCCATACCCTTCAATAACCCCTGACGCAGCAGAAGCTGGTGTCCAAGATATTCTAACTGCACCATCTGTTAATGATTCTGGTTGGTTGTCTAATTCAAAAGCTGTTGTTGCTAAGGTATCCCCATTTACTGTAATTGTATTAACTCTATATGAGTATCTTGATGTACCAGAAGCACCTGATATTTGTGTTGCAAATACATTAGTAGGCTGAGCTACTGTTGGAAATCCTGTTAAAGACGACCCGTCATACTTAACAACTTCTCTTTGAGTGGTTGCTATATAGACATTATCGTTTAATTGAGTCATTGATACAGGGTAACCTGATGCCCAAGAAGCACCTGTTCTAACTATGTAACTTGCACCAGATTTAACTGTTAATGTACCAGCATCTGTTATTGCGAGAAGTTCGTTAGTACCATCTGATTTGTAGTAACCAGCAAGTCCTCTAACAGCACCTGTTGCATTTGCCATATAGTATGTACCAAGCCCCCATCTTTTTGTAGGAGTACCACGACCAATAAGCATTATGTTATCAGCCTGTGCCATAGCATCTTTTGGTATCTCGGTTTCTTTTAGTAGTAAGTTAAGACCTCTTCTAAAATTATCCCAATCACCTACAATAAGTTTTGGTGGGTTGTAACCTCTATCTCTTAAATCAAATAGTGCCATTAGTCACGACCAATTCTAAAGCCATATCTTGTTTCTTCAACAGTTCTAATTCTTGAATTATCATTCTGAGATTCAGTATGTGTTGTTTCTCTTTTAAGCATTCTTCTCAAGATTTTTTCAGCTTCTACTTTTGCACTAGGGTATCTTGGGTCTTCCCTTGATTCTAGTAGATAAGCTGTGGCTCTCTTAACTAAATACTCTGGATCTGGGCAAGGTGATACATCAGATGGACTTACCATTGATGTAGGTTTTGCATAATAGTTTATGTATATTGAAGCACCTGATGCAAACTGCCCACTTGCTGTTGCTGGGTTGAATACTGCTGAATACCCATCTTTGTAATCACCCATAACATAAAAGTATGGTGAGCTCTTATCCTTTTGACTTCTTTGTTGTGGCAGTACTTGTGGAAACTCATCTGTACTTCTTCCTGTTGGTACTTTAGGATACCCTGATATTTTTCTAAAATCTGTTGGCAAGGCAACTGTTACATTGCTAGAAGGAGTTGATGTCATTGTGTTGTATTCTTTGTAGAGTACACTCCAATCATAAAGTTGTGCCCACTCATCTTGCGACATATTTATATATCTAGTTCTAAGAAGCCAATCCTCAGATGAATAATCTGGTGCTGATGAATCTTGGTCTATTAGTGCTGATATTCTTGCTTGTATTTCTTCTAATGTAATCATAAGTAGCTTGATGTTATATGAAAGACATCCCTTTCTTCTGCTATGTATTTTGAGTTATTTATTCCTTTACTTCGTAAGTATTTCTCCCACTTATCGTGTGGTTTTGTTTGATCTGTATTTATATAAGCTAGTCTTGCTGTTCTTCTATTACTACCAAATAGTGCAGTTCGCATATCACTAAGCCTTTTAGGGCCGTTTGATGCGTCAGAAGTATCAGCTGCTAATCTTATTATTTCATTCTGTGTTCTATGATTTGCCATAAAAAATACCGACCCATTAAGAGTCGGTTTTAATTTCTAATTTCTACCTATGTAAATTATACACTACAACTTAGGGAACACGACTTCCTCTGGTGTTGCAAAATCTTGTGTGATATCTCTTAACTTGTCCCTGTAATCTAAAACATTTTGTGGAACTGCTATACCTTTTTCTGTTGCATAGGTTATGTGCCAATCACTCTGTGCTAGTAGGTAATTTCTTGTTGCTCTAATATCATCCCAAGTTACTCCTGCTTGTTGTGGTTTAACTAACTGCCCATCAACATATCCATCTCCTACTTCTACACCCTCTGGCATATCTATCCAGATTAGACTTTCGTGAACAGGGTAAGTGTTTTCTGTTATATCTATTATTTTTTCATTATGTATTAGTGCTTTCATTATGCCTCCATATATTCATAAACTACTACAACTCCATCTGTACCTGCACCACCTGTGTAGTTGGCAACACTATCGTAAGTAGCACAACCACTACCACCACCACCATATCCAATTCCGTCATTTCCATTTTGGTTTACTGATACTTTTTGAGCACCACCACCACCATACATTGAACCACCACCACCACCAGATACTTGTCCATATCCAGCAGTCGCAAGGTTAAATCCATTTGGTCCTGTTTGCCCTGTACCATTTACATCACCACCTGTGCCTACACCACCTGCGCCACACTCTAAACCTCTTCTAGGAACTAATGGGGATGGTCCATTTCCACCACCTTGACTACCACCTGTTGCTGAGCAATGACTGCCAAATGAAGAAGTACCACCTGCTGTTCCACCTGAGTTTCCTGTACCACCTGCACCACCTGCTCCTACTGTTACTGTTTCTGTTGATCCAAGTGAAGATGCTAGTATTTTTTTAAGGGTGTATCCACCACCACCACCTCCACCAGAGTTAGCAGTATCACCTGTGTCGCCTTCGACACCTCCACCACCACCTCCACCACCAATGACTTCAACTATTATGTATTTTAGTCCTGTTGGTTTTGTCCAAGTTCCATTTGCAGTAAAAACATTTATATTTATTGCATCAATTCCTGTATCTACCCATTTAAGTCCTGTGGTTTCTAAACTATCTGCTACTAGCATTTGTCCATCTGTACCTATTGGTAATCTGGCATTATCTGTATCGTATGTGTATAAATCACCTTTTGTAGTGAGTGGAGAACTTGCTGGTGCTTCTGCCCATTTCATACCACCACTTGCTGTGCTATCTGCTGTTAAAATATAATCATTAGTTGGTGCTGTATCTAGTTTTAGATTTGCCTCGTCTACAACATTGTCGGATATTGTTAATGCCCCCGATCCTGTAACCTCACCTGTATGTGTTGCATTTGTTACCTTTGCAGTATTTAGTGTTACTGCTGAATTGTTTGCAACTTCTGTATCAAAATCTGTAATATCACTTGCAGTTAATCCTGAAATTAAATTGCTTTTTTGTATCTTTTTTGAAGTACCATTAACCCCATCAGTTGTATCTGACTTATCTATTATGTGCAGTAAATCATCATCTGCTGGTGTTGTTAGTTCTGTTCTGCTAGTTAATTGTGCCATATATAAATTATACCTTAACTTGTTAGTTGATAATAACTATCATCAGTGAATTGAAAATCGCTATCATCTGTAAATTGAAACCTATCTGCCCCATTTAATTCTCTCCACCTACCAATATACACTTGTATTTTTTCATCTAAATTATTCCAATACTCATCTCCATTTGCTGGTGTAACTGCTGGGTCTGTATCGTGTTCTCCGTGATATGTAACTTTTGTATCTAATGCTGTTTGTAAGTCTGTTTGATTTGATAATGTTCCTGTAATTGAACCCCAAGTTGTTGTTGTTAAATCTGAACTCACAATCCATTTTGAGTTAGCACTATCCCATTTAAGAACATTTCCATCTGCAATACCTGTTGTATCTACATCACTTGCCTCTTCTAGCTTGTGATAGATTGTTGGTCTAACAAGTAACCTACCTGTTTGACTTGCACCTGTTTGAATCTTAGTTACTGCTGCAACTTCTATTTTAGTATCAGGTACTGTTGGCATAGTTTTTGTTAACCCACCTGTTGTATTAGAAAAGTAAAGTATATCTCCTGCTACCCAATCTGCACTATCTCCATTATTAGGTGTATCTGTATAAACATCATTAACATATCCAAACCAAGTAACATATCCAAAATTACCATTAGTTAATGATTCTGCTGCAACTCCAATAAGATAAGTAGGACTTGCCTGTATCTCTGAAACTACGCACTCTTTCATAAGTATGTGATCGCCCTGCACTCCTGCAAATTGCACTAAAGCACCCTTTGCTATGTCGCCACTTGCTTTACCATAAAAGTATAATTGTTGTCCTGAGTGTAGGTTAACACCATTTAAAACTACATCTAGTGTTCCATCTACTGAGTTCCAATAAAGTGTTCCTTGTGATTCTGAACCTGTTGCAGTGTAGCTTGTATCTAATACAACATTCTCAATAGGTGTAACACCACCAACACTTCCACCTTTTACATCTTCGCCTGGGTGGTCGTGAAATATGATATTACCTTTTACTACTTTATCTATTCTTAAACTCATTAGAAGGCTGTGGAATAATCTCCGTATGTAATACTTGCTCTTGATGTCCAAGCATTACTATAAGTTAATACACTAGGGTTGTTTGTTGCAGTTGCGTGTGAGAAGATGGCAGCACTACTTGTATCTATTTTTTTTAAATACCAATCACCATCTTTTTCTTCTTGCCCTATATATGTGATTGTAGTTGATGCTTCTTCAATATCATTAACATTCCACTTATCTACAACTGCATCTATTGTTGCAGATACTGAGGCATTAACTTCAAGCTTACCATCTCCTGTTACATCTACTTGGTTACCACTTGTGCCAACTATATTTACTCTTTTAGCATACAGAGTATGGTCGTGTTCTTCTCTTTGCATTTGCAAAGGGTGCTCAGTCATTGACATTATCTAACCTTTCTTTTGAAGCAACCTCTGCTTGTACTACTGTTGGTGCTTCTAAATCTTCTACAAATGAGTTATGAAAGTCTGCTGATTTCTGCTGTTCTACTTCTAGTTTCTCTCTAAGTCTTCCAAGCATTTCTTCTCTATCTGATTCTAGTCTTAATATCCTATATATAGAATCAACCATCTCTCTCCCATTAAGGTTATTTGACCTTGTATTTTTTTTAAAAACTTCAAGTGCATCTGCTACTTTGTGTGGGTCATCTCCTACTATCTTTGCCATCTTGTTATATAAAAATGTTAGCTTATGAGATAAGTCTTTATTCATTCGTGCATACTTATCAAGACCTAACAGATTAGCTAGTCTGTTATATCTTATAGAGTGGTCTGTGCTGTGCTCATCTATAAAGGTATCTCTTACTACCTTTGTATCTCCTGTTCTGAAATCAACAATCTTCATAGTTTAATTATACCCCAACCTATATCCTACTTTTTCGTAGTACTTTACCCTATCTTGAAATGGGCCGTTTATCGCATTGTTTTCATCCCACCCCTTGTACCTATCGTGAGTTAGCGAGTAACTTTTATTTGTCTGGTCAAGATAAAAGGTTGCTGCACCCAGTGCTTGTATTCTGTAATTAACAGAGTACCAATCCATACCAAAGTATTTATCTAGTTCTTCATCAAACCCCCCGACCTCTTGTATCGCTTGTTTAGGTATTGATCCAAAGTTACCTTCCCAATTATCAAATGATGTTTCGTAAAAAGTTCCTTGGTCATCTCTTTCTCTTGGGTCTTGCCATACTTTATTGAAAAAATACTTATCTAAGTACTTATTTCCTACACCTGATACAGCAGACTTTTTGTTGTTATTATAATGAAAACTAAACTTTTCAAGTGCATCTGGTGAGAACTCTGTGAAGTCTTGCACAGAAACTATTAAATCACCACTTGCCTTTTTAACCATCTGGTTCATTAGTTTATTAAATACCCAAACATCACCCTCTTTTTTAGGTGGGTCTTGTATCCATATAAAATCTATATCAAGGTCTGGTTTTTCTGGACTACCTATAATCCACTCAAAATTAACTCTTTGTCTTTTTAGTGATTTTT